ACTTTGATTGCATCGTTGATTTCATTCTCTGGCATATCTTTGAATTTGTCAAGCATAATCTTTTGACTAAACTCGGTAAACTCCTCGCGGATAGTTTCAACTGTCTTGCCGGTCATAGCTTCTAGGCTACGGCTGGTGATTATCGCTTGTTCGTTGGCTGGTACGGGTACAACACTAAACTCCACCATGTCCATTTCTTCAATCGTACGGTAGTCCTCGCTCCACTGGCGCACAATGCCACCGATGGAAACAGAGTTAAGGTAGCCACCTTTTATTAGGTCATAGACGGTTTTTGCAAAAGGGTATTCCTCAACAGCCAATTGGAATTGTGCTTTGATTTTGTTTTTCATCTCTACGAGTTTGAGGGTCTTGCCGATGGGCAGACTAGAATAATCATGTCCATAAAGAACTGGCCCGCCAGTGGCCATGAAGCCATCGGTACTAATGCCAGTAGTTATAATGTTCTCCCCTGTGCGATCTACTGTGCTTGTTGTAACAACTGCTTCAATAACGCCGTCTGCTAACGCTTTGGTGGCGTTCTTTTCTATATGCAAGAATACTTTTACTTTTTCGCCAAGTTCTCTTTTTGTGATTTCTGCATCAATAACTTTATTGCTCATAGTTTCCTTTTATAGTTTATACCTATAGCGGAATTATACCATGTTCTTTTAGTATCTACCCGACACCCAGTAAAGCAAAATGTTTAAGTCCCGAAACTGTAGCCGTTATACAATCTCTAACTTCACCACAGCAATCATCGCAATCTCAGCGTTCATAGAATCAGATGCTATTTTTTGTTGAGTAGGCAAGTTTAATATCCCTGTATTTAATTTTGCCTCCTGTCCATCAAGCCACACGCTGAAAGCCGCTTTGGTAACTCCACCATCGGTAAAATACTCAATGATAGATGTGATAGCTTTCATTGCATCATTTTGGTTCAATTCCGCGACATATGCGAGCAATAGTTTTTTTGTATCTTCAGTCATAGTTTTATCATACCATATTAGGCAAGTTGTTCCAGTGACGCTGAAATAAATGATGCTGTTGTTCCTGCTGCGGTCATCGTAAGGGTTATAGCCGCCGCGGCAGTATCGATACTAAAATACATAACTGAGGAGAAACTCAATGACGCTCCTGTAGTGGTAGTACGCAGTGTAGCGCTTCCCGTTTGCATAAAGTTAGGCGCAAAGGTTGTAGCTACGCCTGCGGCACTTGTGAAGGTTACCGAAGGGGTAAATGACCCTGTGTTAGTACCAGAGGTGGTTGAAACAGTTATATTAAGTCTGTATCTACCTGCCGTAGCTGGAGGGGTGTAGTTTATAAGATTTGTCTGGGTTACGGCTACCGAGCCCGTAGCGGCAGTTGCAACGATAGACGGTACACCATTCGCTACCGTAACTATGTCATTGTATCTTGTAACAAGCCCCGAACTTGTGACAAGAGCTTTCCCTGCTATGTCAAGGAGTGCGGTAGGTGCAGTGTTATCACCTAACCGAAGATTACCAAGGATAGAACTTTGCGCCGTTCCTGAATGATACAAAAACCATTTATTTGTTCCTGAAGTAATGACAGAAGCAACGCCAAAATTATTTGTCCCAGAAGTTAAATCATCACAATACAAGCCATATTGATTTGTAAGAGTATTTGTACCTGCTCCACTTTTGACTAAGTTTTCAATCCAAACACCTTTGGAATTAGTAACAGTAGTAACTGATGGAGTGCCACCAGCTGTATCCGAACCCATCCGAGGACTGGCTCTAAGCCCAACAAAATCAGTTACTGTATTAGCCGAAGATGCACCAACACTGCTTGCCATTGCGCCCCACCAATGCGAAACAAAGGATGGAGTTGTTCCCGCCGCTATAGTAGAGGCTGTAGTCAATGACATTTGATCAAATAAAGCATTGAGATTAGCAGCTCTAACCCCCGTTGCATCCAGTGACACTATCGGCTGAGCAACGAATAAGTAGAAACTATTACCAAATAAGGGGTTAGCGAGAAACTTATAAGTCCCAGCTCCTTTAATAGCCTGAAAAGAAAACGCAGTGCCACTTGTTGATGTTATCGTTGGGGTGATATTAACAATGTTTAATACTGTGTTATTAGAATTGAATGTTGGGGTAAAGTTAAGAACATTTGCATTTGTATCCGCAGGAATTGATGGCCATAAAAAAACTCTATCATCTAAAAATAAATCACCTTTCGTAGCGTGTGAAGTTGATTGGAGAGTTACGTCATCACCTGAAGCTGTACCGCCTATTATTAGCGGAGTAGTGATGCTGGTTGTAAAAGTTGGAGTAGTCCCAAAAACGGCTGCACCTGTGCCTGTTTCATCAGATAAAACACCTGCTAGTTGAGCTGATGTAGTTGCTGCGAATTGAGATAAAGGGTTAGCTACTAAAGCGTCACCGCCACCACCTGCTGCTGTTTGCCAAGTAACGACACCTGCACCATTAGTCTGTAGAACTTGGCTTGCTGAACCGTCTGTTATTGGTAGCGTGAATGTGTTAGCGATAGTGACTGCGCCAGTGTTTGATACTCTAAATCTTGTTGTTCCACCCACTTGAGCATCTATGAGGTTCTTAACACCTGAACCTGTAGTGGTTTCAGTTGGGTTGATGAGTAGTGCGGTGTAGCCAGCGGTTGAGGATTGGTTTATGGCAGGAGTGATAGAAACTACGTTATTTACACTGCTCGTAGTAGTTAATGAGCCAGTAATGCCAACTATCGTTGCCCCTGCCGCCCCTGTTCCTCTGTTAAATTGATAAGCACCAGTGGCATCTGCTGTGTTAATTATTGTAAGAGCCGTTGAATTTGTACCAATTACTAAGCTACGAGCTGTACCAGAACCACCCTGACCTGTTCTGATACTAAATATGTTACTTCCCCAAGAAGCAAGCACTCGCTCAAAGTTAGTAACTTGGTCTACTGTATTGTAGAGAGCTATACCTGTAGCTGTAGAGTTTAAGGTTAGGGAGTGGGTTGGGGCGGAAGTTCCGAGTCCTACTAATCCAGTTACAGATATTGCCCCTGCCGTAGCACCATTTATATCTGCTGTAGCGTTAAGGAATAGTCTTTGAGAATAGGTGTTGAGCCAGTAACGAGTGCTATCGCCAAGCTCAGTAGATAAGTTAGAGTTGGGTCGCACACTAGTGCCATAATAATTGATTCTATGGTTATCGTAGTCATACAACATAAAGTTCTTAAATGTTGTCCCATCATACCCATACATCAAGAAGTCTTTATTATTCGACCTATGTGATTCAGTATATTGGATATTAGTTGGAGAGATTGCCCCTGTTTTAGAAAATACTAATATGTTGGCATTGGTAGATGGTGTTGCTTGTATATACAGAACTGGCACGCTTACTGGTGATGTAAAAGTCTTAGCCCCTGCAATAGTCTGTGTACCTGTTAGCTTTACATTAGCTAAGTCGGCAACTGATACATCTACACCATCTACTGTGCCTGATAGGGTTAAATTACCACTATCGTCAACTGTAACTCCACTATTCTGCACCAACTTACCTGTAGCACCGTCATACCTTACTATGGCGTTGTCTGTAGCACTTGCTGGACCTACTACATCACCAGAGCCACTAGCGTCATCTTCCCTGTAATCGCCGAGAATAGCATCGAATTTATTAGGCATAAGTGTAAGTTGCCCTATCGTTATAAACCTTAGTAAATGTTCCTACACCGTCAGCCCACTGGATTTCAGTCAAACTGCCAGTTACTGTAATCTTTTTGATTCTCCAAGTAGCCCCAGATACTAGTGTTCCAGGTTCGGCTTCGCCTATGTAGGTAACAGTGGCACTCGCTACATCAATCAGCATGGTATGTGCATATTTCATTGCTGCTACTGGTACTGCGGTAGCTCGGAGTTGAACATCTGTAAGCCCACCACCTCCACCAATAAGTGACCCATCAGGGTTAGATACAGGGATAGCTATAAGCGCGCCGGTAGCTTCAACCGTTGGCACACCTCCACCACTAGGGCCACCGCCTTGGCTTGGATTATCGTCAAACTTTAACGAATTACCGTCTTTAATTACGCGTCTATAAGGCACATAATCGGCGGGTCTTTGACTTGCCGGTTTACTGTTTGCTTTGGTTGTGGCCAGCGCGAACCGTGACATAGCCTCTGCCATACGTTTAACAGCACCCGAATAATCTGGTAGTTTAATTTCTTTTTGTTCGGGTAGTATAACTGCCGGTGGCTCAATCTTTATTTCTTTCAAAGCATTTATAAACTCATCAACACTAGCAATTTTCACTTCATTGGGTAGTTCTGGGAAGTTAGCTATGGCATCTTTAAGCGTTGCAACTTCTTCACTCAAGCCATCTATGCTTTCCAGTCGATCCGTTAACAGGTCAAGGTCGTTTATATCAACACCGGCTTTGAGCAATTGGCTAAAGTTAACAACAATCGCCTCCATCGCATCAGCCAGAAGCGTGTAGTCCTTTAAGCTTTCGGGATTAGTGCGGGCTTTGCCCTTATGTAGTTTCGCTAACTTCTCTTGCCGGTTCATCGTCTACTCCTAGATGTTTTTCAAGCTCTCTGATATATATGTGGTCTTTGGCATTCTGCTCAAGTGCTTTATCGTGCTCCTTCTTGTCCACCAGCCCTGCAGACAAGGCTTTAGCCCTAATAGGTATAACGCCACACCGGCAATTCGGATGTAGAGGCGGTTCCTCGATGGTGTCGTAGTCATTTGTATAGGTTGTTTCCTCGCCATCATCATTTGTAACCGAGTAACTGCCACCTAACTCCAAGAAATTATCATCTAACCCGATAGTCTTGCCTTCAAACTCCAAACATCGTTCGCAAGCATCAGGGTTGACATACCACGCTTTGCCAGTAACATAACCAGTTTGACGATAAGCATCTACTGTGGCAGCGTTGCTGGCTTTCAGTGTTTCGGTACGGGCTATTCGTTCGGATCGGTAGCCATCTACCCCATCATAAACTTCATTGACACGCTTTTTAAGTTCGCCTATGCCTTCACCAGCCTGTATGCCCTCGGCTAAGGTATTATTAAGAGCCTCTAGTGTCGCATCGTTAAAACCAGTAGCCATTTTAAGCGTGCCCTTTTGGATTTTGGCTAGGATTTGCGAAGTTATGTGAAACTCATTCTCGGTATCACCAGCAAAAACTAGAGCTAAACCACCTTGAGTTTGCGATAAATTAGTCAGCATTGGCGTTAATTCTTGCACTAGCAAGCTGTCGTAAGCGGCATCATCAAATAATTTCTGGCTGGCCGCTTTGGCCAAGCTGGAACTATGCGCTTCAAGGTTCACAAGCGCCTCTGCGCGCTGGTCTATAAAAATAGGTTTAATTTTTTTGCGGTATTGGCGTTCGTATTTAATCTGATTGCGCTGAAGTGAGAGCCTAAAACGCTCGGCTTTGGGAATCACTTTAGCAGCTATGGGTTTAATAACCTTCCGCTTCAAGGTTATTTTAAGTCCTGCTTGGCTGGTTGTAGGCAAAGTAAGAGAGGCTTCGTTTAATGGCACATTAGCCATAGGGATAAATAGCTGGTCGCCACCATCAACACCATCCAGACCTTCTTCATCGCGGACTTCGTTGCGGGTACTCCACGTGTCAACGGCGGCTGTACGCTCGGCCAGTTCAAATACCTTGTCCTCGGGGATAATATTCTCATGTCTAACGCGCACTCCGGTGTCCTGTGGATAGTAACGCTCCAGCGCAAACTGCAAAATACTATCAAAGCGCTTCATCTTTTTATCAATGTTCCATTTTGCAAATACATATTCTAGCGTTTCAATGTTTCCTCGGCCAAGTCCTTCATGCTCGGTAATTTTACCAAGCAGTGGCAGTGGCACTTTGAACATCATAGCCACGTCAGCCAGGCTCATCTTGCGCAGTTCTGCCATGTTAAGCTCATCCAAACCCAAACCTACCTTGGTGAATGCAGCATCACTATCCCGTAGAATAGCTACCTTGCCGGCGTTGGCGACACCTTCATACTTCTCACGCCATGCCCTGACAAACTTACGGAATGCACCTTTGGTGACTTCACCCTTGATGTTAAGTACACCGGATAGACCGGCATTGTTAGCAAAAAAGTTTTTAGTATAGGCTGCAGTACCTTCGTCTGTAGCAACATAATCACCACCGGCTTCGACTACGCTGAAGCCCTTATATGGATCACGCGGGTTGAATAAGTTAAATCGTAAGACTTCGTTTATCTCTAACGGAATTGGGGGTTGACCGGAGGCTTGCCGTATAAAGTAACCGTTAATTTCCCCAGTCTTGGGATCAATGTCAGTACCTACACGATCAGGGCGTAGCACAATAATCTCACGTGGCCGTCCAGTTGTCTTGCCTAGTGCCATGTACCAAAAGCATTCGCCCTGCAACAACATATAACTAATGGTGGCTTCGAATAAATCAAACTGGCTAAAACTATCAGCTTTTAGGTCTTTACCGCTAGGACGGCTCAAGAGTTGCATAAACTCATGTTCAATGACTTCGTACTGGTCGCCTTTTTTTCGCTCAACACGTGGTGTATAGTCGCCACAAGCTTCTCCTATTAGCGTTACACAAGCATAGACTACATTTTTATAAGCTTTAAGTTTGTTGCGAACACTATAATCTACGCCATATTTTGACTGCATGACTGTAAAAAAATCATCTGAACGACCTATGTATTGTGATAAGTCCTTACCGATTGTGAGTCTGCCGCCAAAAAGTTTTAATAACATAAATTAGATATCCTTAGTTTTTAGTATACATCAGTCAACGTATATGTCGTCCTCATCCACGATCCCCGAAACATCCACAAATGTTAAAACGAAGGCATCAGCAGTGTCAGGGCTTTCAACCTTTATGCCTTCTTGGGCTGACCTTTTAATCATTTCTTCCTTCGGTTCAATTTGCGTTCGTAGACTACTGTTTTGTCTATAATTAAGCAGTTTAAGCTCAAGAAAACCATTATCACGATATAGCTTGCCTTGTTCTTTACGCAACCATGTGCGTGCTTCCCAATACATCCAGGCTCGGATATTCAAAAAGCTCTTAGGCACTTTGAAATTACCTGACTCTTTTTCACCAAATAGAACGGGCTTAACAAGATAACCTCTAGCTTTTAGGATCGCCGGTAAACCATGACCCACACCACCAGCATCAATTACAGTCCGGTAGTCCTGTATGTTCCACTCGCGGATCAATGACTCAGCTATATCGGCTATTTCGTCAAGGTCATCACTATCAGAGGTGGCAGCTACAAAGGCGAAACTATGTTTGGGAAAGCGTAGCACGAACTTACACTTGTTTTTACCCGTGCCGGCAACGTCAATACCTAGTAACGGTTGATCGTCAATAATATTATGATCCCATTTGTTCTGTAAGATTTCGCCACTCTCGCCCTTTTTGTAAGTCCACTGTGGCATAGAGTCCACCAGCGCGTCCTCTACCACCATATCGCTTACTAAGCGTCGATAGCCGTTAGGCAATACATCTTCAATGTCAGGAAATTTACACTCATACATCCACTCAAAGCCAGCTTCCTCGCGCATTTCTGTTAAAAAATCCTCAGTGAAGCGACCTTCAGATAGCGCCATTATATCGTTAACGTAAATCTTCATGTATCGCTCGCCAAACCAAGTGCGATTAAAATGATTGCGATAGACTGGGTTGCCAATCTCTAGCAAGAACGTACCGGCTTTTGTGCCTTCAGAACCACCGACCATACGCTTAACGGTAGAGTAAAGCTCATCAGGTATCTGCCCGCTTTCGTCCAGAATAATGTTCGGCGCGCCGAAGCCCATTAGTGCGCTTTTAACTTGCCGGCTATTATTAGCGTTGCCGGTGTATACGCGTACTTCGCCACCGTCGCGAAAGGTTATGCGTACCTTGCTTCGTTCCTGTTTTAGTCGTTCTTTGTTGCCGACATACTCTAATTGGTTTGTGAATATAGGATTATTGAATATGCGGTCAATGATGTAGTCCATGATAATACGAGCCTTGTCCTCTGTTGGAGCCACGATTGCCCATTTTTCTTTATGTGCTGTGATCCGAAGTAACACGCCGTCGGCTACGCTTATAGATTTGCCGTACTGGGTCGGCAAGATTAACTGCGTACGAGCATAGCGTCGACAGGCAATGGTATCGATAATCTGTATCTGGGTTGGTGTTAGAATATCACCGTGCGTTCGTTCATCGTCCTCATGAAATATCTGTAGGGTCGTCCTCCACCACGCTACTATCGTTGGCGACAGCGGTGGCAATAGGTTCGACACTTGGGTCATGCTTACTGATTTCATCTATAACCCCTTTCAGATTATTACGAGCTTCTATAACATCGGGTATGGTGGTAACTTCAGCCTTGGGCTTAAAGTCGGGGTCGCGTAATGTTAAATAGCGCAGGCTGATGTTCGGATCGCCGTTATTGATAGCATCAAACACATTGGTCTTGGCCTTGCGGTTCAAGGCGCTTTGCGCAACACTCATGCGGTAAGAAAATATGTCATCATCGCGTAGCCACCTATAATATATTTCACGTGAAATATCCGCTTGCTGGCAAGCCTCGGTGATGTTGTAGCCGTTGTGAAAAGCAGTCTCTAATACTTGAACTATATTCTCATCGTGTTTCGTCAACTTAGATAGGGGTGGCTGATTGACAATCTCGCCTTCTATTGCATCGCTCATGGCTGTACCTCACTGCAACTTTGCTTGCCACATCTAATGCACTGTACTCTCCAATGGTCGTAATGAACTTTGCCTGTTGCTCGGAAGTCATGACCGGACAGAACCATCCCCTTTATCAAACCGTCTTTTGGGTAGCGTAATGCGTAGTAGATACTTAATGGTTTGCAGATCATAATCTCACCATCATAGAACCGTTCGGGAATAAATGCTCAGTCTTACTGCTATCGGCGTTAAACTCAACTCGCGCTTTGCCTAGGTCGACAGCATATTCGATAATCATTTTGTCGCGCTGCATGCCTAGGTGCCATGAAGTCATGTCGTCGGCCAAGGTCACAAGCAAATCATAGCCCTCTTTTTTAGCAAAAGCCTTGGGTGTTTCGCCTTGAATTATCACAGCCGGTGGCATATCAAGATAGTGTTCGTGGTTGGCGTTATCGATTGCTAGCAAGTAATCTTCCTTTGGCTCGGCTTCCGATATAAAGACACGCATATTAAAGCCACCGCGTGGCGCCCAAGACAGAGTTTTCTTGAATAGGGTCGTCGAGTTTGTGCCGATTACGGCTACCAGGATTTTCATAATAACTGCTCCTTGATCTTCAATGCTATTTGGGCCATCATAACCGGTGGCACACTCATACCGATTAAATAATGTGGTTTACTGCCACAATAATTATAGTCCATAGGCCATGCCCCAATACTTTCAATCTCCTCTTTGTATAGATTTCTTGGCTCTACGGCGTCAAAGTGTAAAGAGGTGGCGTTTATAGTATTTGCGACTTTGTTGATATGCAGTTTCTTGATCGACTTGAACTTACCAATAGAACCACCCGGCTCTCCTTGGCTCCAGTATTGTTTATATGCATTAGTTACCTTGGATATCTCCGTACCTTCCGAAAGACGAACATTCTTATATGTTATTGGCGGTTCATTGAAGTTTAACTCTAAATGCTTATTGGTCTTGTGTGCTATAAAAAACACACGACTACGATTTTGTGGTACTCCCATAGTAGCGGCATTCAATAGAAAGGTTTGGCATTTATATTCTAAGTCTTGTAATCGACGAACCACCTCTCTCGCATACCACTTGGCGTCACCAGATATCATTCCCTTGACATTCTCAGCTACAACAATCTTTGGCTGCATCTTCTCTACTAAGTTTATGAAGTCGAAGAATAGATCATCGAGGACTTGTTTGGCCTGGCCCTCTCTGAATACTTTGTCTTTTTGCCAACCTGCCTCTCTATCACCGGCGCTACTGAATACCGAGCAAGGCGGTGAACCATCCAATACATCGACTATCGGCAAATCATCTCTGATTAGTAATTCTTTTACACTACATTCAAAGAATTGCCTTGGGTTGTGGTTGGCTTTATAGACCTTAGCCATTTGTGGGTCAATATCATTAGCAGCTACAACATCATAGCCGGCGAGTTTATAGCCCATCGTAGAACCCCCACCACAAGCAAATGTAGTCATAACAGTCATACCGTGATATTCGATACTCTTAGCAGGATAGCCGCCACTTATTAACCATTTGTAAGGAAACTTATGATCTTTCAAACTCAAACTTGCACTTTGGGCATGTGATAACTCTGTTGTCATCAAGCAACTCCTCAGTATTAACTTCTTTATTATCGAAACTCGGATCGGGTGGGTTAATGATACTTTCCAACGGACGCAACACACTACTCTGGATTTTATATAGTTTTGTCTCAATTGGATGAAGGTAAAATATCTCAGTTAACTTTAAATCATCGGACGTACCGGCGTTGTCATTATCGCTCAAGGCGTACTCCAACATCTCGCCTTGGTCTTTTGTCTCGACTACGCCACACATGACTTCGTAGTCGGCGCCAAACATATCCGTAAAAGCGCGAAGCCTCATATTTCCACCCAATACGATATTGTCTTGATTGACTAATAGTGTCTTATAGACACCCAGTTTGGCAATCTGACCTTGCAGTCGTTCAAAGTCCTCTTTAATTATCGAGCGAGGGTTATCTACCCAGTTTGACAAGTCGCTTAACTTGCGCAATTCCCACTTTGTTTGTTTAATATCTGTCTTGTTCAAAATCACTCCTGTCCCATTTGCCATTGATAATGTTCTTATTGAAAATAACTTGCTCTAGTCTGATCGTCGGGTCGTCGTGATATAACACTTTATTATAGTCGTTATGTCCAAAGATCGTATCCCAGTCGACCAGGCAACTATAACCTTGTTGACGTATCCATATCCCCGCATTAAAATCCGGCCCCCAGGGTTGTGCGCTACTCGAATAATACTCACAGTTCATGTATAAATGTCGCCTAGTCGCATACCCATAAAAACCACCGGCCGTAATTTCTTGATAACCAGTACCTGGCAACAGTGTCTTTACTTCTTTAGGATTATGGATATCGTCAGCCTCCCATGCTCCAATCATATTAGCGCCCCAGCGCCCCATTTCGGCACCTTCGACAAAGCCAATGGTCGGATCGTCCAGTAATGGTTGGTACAGCCTCTCAAAACTCGTCAGGCGGTCGAATACGGTGTCATCCTCAAGCCCTATAATAATATCGCCGTCGGTTCTGGCTATTAAGTCTTTACTTTGATTGTGGATCTCGGCTACCCGCTGGCGCCGGATTGATAGCCTTACTTCATTAACGTGCCAATCCTCGTTTATTTTCACGTGAAAGCTACGGTAGTTATTTGCCTCGGCAAACTTCTTTAGTGTGTTGGCTATCAAGTGAAGGTTGCCGTCGACTATTATACAAAGGTTAGTCAGCGCCGGATCGTGCTGTACGTTCTTTAGATTATCAAGCCATGTTTCGACAGCCCACGTCCTCGTAAATGGACAAAAGATTGTGATTATCGGGTGGATAATGACTCCAATGCTTTTAGATATTGTGGCTTCATAGCCGGCCAACTAATCTTTTGCGCCAATTCGCCGGCCTTAATGTTCTCGAACCACATACGACTTTCTTTATAGTTATAAAACTCGTCAATCTTTTCGGCTAGTAATTCTGGCTCGACCGAGTAAATGTCGACAACCGTTCGTGGTGTGAAATGATTAGTCCAGTATGCCGGCACTAGCCAATTCTTAGGCAAAAGCTCGTTGTTCGGACTAATGTCGGTCATTATTGCCGGCATACCTACGCTCAAAGCCTCGTTGAGTGGTAGGCAATTACCGCCATAGCGTCGTGGCAACAATAGCACATCGCCTTGTTTGTAGACATCGGCGTAGTCCTCCAAGTCCATAACCTCAATAGTCAACTTGCTAGGGTCGCCAACCCTCTCTAATAAATCTACATAATCGGCTATCGTCTGGGTAGCCTGATGGCCTAGACCTTGTTCGCCTTGAAAGTGGACTATAATTTGAGCCGGAGTTTTTAAGTATCGGCTAGCTTCTATAACAAGCTGAGTGCCATTGCGGTCATGCGCAGCCGACCGACCGGCGGTATGTAGAAACGTCCTAGCTTGAGTTATCTTGCGAGGCGGTAGCTCGGTACGATCTATTGGACAGTGTAGGTAGATATGTTCCAGTCCGGCTTCGTAGCATAGCTTTTGTACGTCGTCAAAGTGCCACCGGCTGGGCGCTATCAACATATCCGGCTTTGGTTTAGTGCGGTCAAACCAGTCAAAAAACTCGTAGTTGTAAGCGACAGCGGTCTTTACCCCAAGCTCTCTAGCCCTTGTATATAAATAAGGATTATACGCAGACTCCGCTATCAACACCACATCAAGACCTTCCAAAAAGACCTCAACGTCCTCATTAGTAGGGAAGCCCTTCACGAAGCTTAGCGAACCAATAGGACTATCGGTGTACCGCTCTGGGAATTGTTTATTGTAGTTGAAGTCTGATATGTCAACGACTAGGGTTTTGGTTGGATCTAAATGTCTATAATATCCCTCGGTTTGGATTCCTAATCCCGTGGAATCACACCTCGCTATTAACCCAAGTCTGATCATTTTCTTCTAAACCTTTCCGGCTTCCAGATGTTATTCTCGCGGTCATAAGCCATGTGGCACTTTCGGCATAGAATAAGCCAGTCCTTACGATCGCGAGTATAGTTGCCTTCTCGGCTCGCCCAGTCTAGATGTTGCGTCGCTCCACAATGTTGACAGGTTATCTTTTTTTCAAAGTATTTATGCGCCCAGGCGTGTAGAGCCTCATAACCAGCGTCTTCTTTAATTCTTCCAGTATTGTCCGGTATGGTGTGTGGCGACTTTTCGATACGCTTCAGAGCAGATAATCGCATTCTCTCCTTAGTTTCAAGACTATGTGTGCGCCCCTGCATGGGGCTTTTTTTCACTCGGCTTCCATCGGAATATAGCCGACGCAAAGTTTGGCTAATCTTACCCCTACTCTCGATTGTATGTTTTTCTACCATAAGCTTAATTATAACTAGAAACTCTTAGTTTGTAAATAATTCCGAGCTTCATTTCTTAGCCCTCCCTTTCAGTTCAATGGTCAATTTATCGTATTCTTTTAACACAGTCTCGGCGTAAGTCAAGGCTATGCAAAAAGTCTTGAACATATTGGCTTGCTTAGGTGGTGCTTCGACTATTTTACTGTCATAGAAGTTGCGCATATAATTTAACGACCAGAGGCAATCGTCCATTTTTCCAGTATTCAGTACCGGATAGCGCATTGCTAAAGGTGCTTGTATTTTGTTTTCAGCTTGCGGAGTGATCATAATTTTCTGCTCCTAATCTTCTACCGTCAAGGTGTTTACTTCTTACGAGCGTGCCTTCCGGCGCGTAGATATGTAATCGATGTTCATCGTAGTTATCGCCACCTTCTGCGACTAGACCGTACATAGCGTGTTCGATAAATCTCGGTTGATCGTCCCAATACTTAGCGCAGATGTCTCGGTAGTATTGCGTGCTGGCTAGGTGTGGACGTTGCGACCACTGCTTAGTGCGTAAGAATGGCTGACCTAATATGTCGATAGGCGATTGGTCTAACATTAAGTGCTGATGTTCGGGGTGTATCTGCGCCTCAAAGTGAAAGCGTAGTAGATTGATGTAGCCAGACCGGACTGGCTCGGTGAGTTTGTCGAAAGGTATATCGTTATGTAGTGGCGTGTCTTGTTCAAGGAATAGGATCATCGGCGTGCGAACTAGCTTTAGCGCCTCGCGCACCATACCGGTTTGATGATGATGAGTGTTGAATAACAGAGGTACAGCGTTCCCCATTTCATTATTGATTTTCCAAAGCAAGGTCTTGGTAAACTCGTCATAGGCTTGTTTGTATTGCAGGAAGTGTGCCGGCAAGCCGTCGAACATAATAATTATCTCGCTATCGGGTAGGCGCTGGCGAACACTGGCGACGGTTTGGTCAATCACCTCGGTGCTGGGCATACTGGGGATCGGTGAGACTGGTATTAAAACTGTGATCTGGTCATTCATTGGAAAGCCCCTTTACGTCGTCTAATAATTGATATCTTATACTTCGCTTAAGTCCCTGCCACCACGCAAAGCACCGGTTAGCGTTCGCCGGATAGTCGGCTAACAATGCCGGTATCATATCAGGCAAAGCGTCCCAGTAATCGACGATCGGAAACGGTATATCATTGCCGAATAGGTAGCGCCAGAAGCCGGCGGTCTTGTTGTTGGTGCTAAAAGCGTCGACTACCGGCAACGCGCCGGCTTCTAACGCTTCGTACAGCCGAAAATTGTCGGGGCTTTCTATGCCACTAGGGCATAATACTATCTTGCTTTGCGCCATAACGTCGAGGTAGGCGGGATATTTCAACGCCTCTTTACCGAAGCCGTCCGTACCTTCGACTATGGCGCTGGGGTATATGGTTTGGAATTGCTTGGCTACATCGACGCACTGTTGCCGGCGTTCGTGATTGACTTGACCGACAAAGCTGTAATCGATGTTGGCTGTTTGCTGACCGATAGCTTTTAATGTGTCTCTAGTTTCCGGTCGATAACCATTAACCAATCTGTAGTTAGCGTCGTCGTGTTGGTTCATGCGCGGTAGCATTACCCAACGCTTCATCATGGCGTGCTTAATATCGAATAATGGAAAAAGCGCTTCTTCGTCACCGGTGTCGATGAATAATACCCAGCGAAGTTTAGCGATGTCGGCGTTGATTTTGTCGGCGTCCTCGACGTGAGTACGGCCATTGATAATAAATATGCCACCAGCCCCGTCTTCAACTTTGGGGAATGGTTTGTTTTTAACTTCGTGGTGGGTGAAATTGACTTGCTTGAATATATCGTCCAATAGTCCATTATCCCAGAAGCCGTGTGCCAATATGTCATCGTGGTAACTTACCCAGTAAACATTTATAGGTTCGCTCATCGCCCTACTACCCTGCCTGATGTTCGCTCCCAAGCTCTACGATTATTTTCAGCCAATGTTACTGCTTCTAGATGTTGCGGGTTTACGCAGTGACGCACAAAACACAGATGATCTATGTGTAGTCCTATGGGAATTAAACCCTTAAAATGTTCATATGCCCATCTATGAGCGTAAACTGTTTTCTTATTAACCTGAAACTCGCCATAACCAGCTGTAGTTGTTGCGACTGTCCATAACCAGCACGTGGCAGTTTTGTCTACCCTTAACCAAAATCTGTCTTCATCTGTCCCCTTTGCAAATCTTCGTTGGTTTCGCAAAGGCTTTACGCTACCAATTTGTCCTCTGCGTAAAAGTCTTCTGTAGTGCATTTCGCATAAGTCTTTAGCGTGTACCAGTCTCTCACAATAATTTACAAAGCATAGCATAACCATATTATACCTTATTATTGGGATTAGGGTTACATTTACTTTAGCCATTGTAGACCTTCCCAAAGCGTGTATGGCGCTTTCCAACCGAGTTTGTCTAACATACCCTGCGTATGTGCGTAAAACTCGTCGTAGCCTGGTCTAATAGTCTCTGCGTCTAGTGTTTTATAGCGTAGCTCTTTGCCTAATATGTCGGCTACTAATTTCGCCAGCTCTAGGTTGTCTAGTTCTTCACCGCCACTTAGATTATATTTGTCCGGTCTGTTAATTTTTTCGCCAAGCATATTTGAATAACGCGCCGGCTGACGATCGGCAATAAACATCAGTGCCGAGCCGACGTTCTCGACTGGGTTCCAGTACCTTCGACCAGGCGCGCCATTGCTTGTGTGTATGGTGACTTCCTCGCCGGCGTTTATAAGCCCGACAATCTTAGGCAAAAACTTTTCGGGGTTTTGGTTCTTGCCGACGATGTTATTGCTGTTAGTGATTACGATTGGCACGTTATAGGTTTTCCAATAAGCGATAGCGATCATTTCTTGAGCTGCTTTACTAGCTGCGTAAGGATTGCTCGGCAATAAAACGTCCCACTCTTTATGTTCCATAGCGCCATAGACTTCGTCGGTGCTAAAAAGCACAAAAACTTTAGGCACGTGTTTGCGGGCATATTCTAACATCTGTAATGTACTAGAGACGTTATTCTCTATGAAGTTCACAGGGTCGGCTATCGACCGGTCGACGTGAGATTCACTGGCTAGGTGAAAAATGTAGTCAAAATCGCCAATGTCGGGTATCTCGCCTATCAGGTCAAGTGTAATAATCTCTACTCTATCGTCATTGAACCAAGGTTGCAGGTTGAGTGGGTCGCCTTTATGTCGCCATGAACAGAGGCACACAAAAGTCCAGTCGGTGTTCTCTAACATATAGGCCAACACATTTGAGCCAATAAATCCACTAGCGCCGGTTATTAAAGCTCTCATAATCGTTCCACAACAATTAAGCAAGGCTTCTTTAGATAGCCAACCTTATCATTAGTAGCTATGACTTTTGCGCCCCACATCTTTACGAAGCTCTTTACCCAAATCTCGTCAGCGTCCAAATCTTCTATTATATAAATGCCATTAGGCGCAAGGCGCGGGTACAACTCCTCAAAAGCGGTTACTACTTGAAGTTGCTTATGTTCACCGTCGTCAATGATTACGTCGAACGGACCGTGTAAAGTCGACACTCCGGCCATTTTAGCCGGATCGCAAGCGTCAGCTATAATTATGGCTATGTTTTTGCGTTGATGTAGTCGACACTCCGGCACTATGTCTACGCCCACGATTAGCGCTTCTGGTAGTAGCTCCGCCCACATTGTGTGCGACTTGCCGTGCGCCACACCAATTTCGAATAAGGTTTTTATGTCGCGATCTTTTAGTAGTTTCTCGTACTCAACCATGTAGTCGTGGTGCGTCGAAGCCTTATCTGTGCCGTGCTTAATAGCCACTTCGTCCCAATTAGTCATCATACCTACCCCCATTATTAGCCGGTGGCCAGTATTTTATAGTGTTTTTTTCCTCGTTAAATGGGTGTAGCCAACCATCCCACTGGTATGCACCAGGGTGACGACCCCATTTTTCCGTAAAGTACATTATTCTTGGCGCGCTCGGTGAGTCTATGCCAGCCAATTGTATGCTATGGCTACGACTTACGTGTTGCATGTCTACAGGAAAAGTGTCGGCTCTTAGCGCCCCGCCAAATCCTTTTTTCATTCTCAGCATAAGGTCGATGTCATCAAAGCCATAGGGCGTAAAGTTCTCGTCCCACCGCCCGATAGTATCAAAGACTTCGCGCTTGAAAGCGGTTAGGTGATAACCCATAGCCATAACTTCGCCGGTTTCTTGGTTTACGCCCGCGCCATTTATAACGTGCAGGTCGTTATGGTTCTCTAAAAGCTCGATAAAGTCTAGCCCGCCCTTATCGCCGAAGCGTATACCGGCGCTCATAACTACCAGCCAGTCCGCGCCATGCTCTAGCATAAAATCTATGCCTTGATTATGTGCCTTCATAATCCCGATTCCCCCAGGCGGGTTTGTGTCATTCACGAGTAGCATATTTTCGCGCGGTATCTTTACTGTAGATATAAACTCGTCAAAGTATGGCTGATAGGCGTATGGAGTAACTACAACGTATCTCATCGCTTCACCATCGTAAACTCTACGTTATTATTCGGCGTTCTAACAGATGTAACCTTAAACTTCTTGTCAGAATAATATCCGTACCATTTGCCATAATCAGTTTCGGGGTCGAAGTAGTCAAAACTCTTTTCGTCATAGCCCCTAACGTGCGTCGGATCTATCCACAAGTTAGGCGATTGCCAGTGTGGCATAGTCATAAACAATTTACCGCCGGTCTGCAAAATGCGGTGGCACTCTTCGATAAACTTTATAGGTATAGATTGATTATGTAGATTGTACAGTGGCATATGCTCCAAGACATCGCGCGCCAACATTTCATCAGCTACGCCGTCAGCAAACGGCCAAGGAAACTCAAGAAGATTGTGGACTACATCGGTAGTGTCTTGCTCAACCCAGTCCACATTGACCCAATCCTCGCCAAGCTCAGGCTCAGAGCCAGAACCGAGATTGATCTTAATCGGAGCTACCGAGGAAGGGGTGGGCACCGCCTCAGTAGCGCTAATCATACCAATCATCTGCTTCATTCTATCAGTATAGGTGGCGTGGTTTTTTACAAACTCATGGCCAGCCAGCCGGATAGCTTCGCGCTCCTCGTAGTGCGCTGGGTCTAAGTAATAATCTATCAGACTTTTTAGCTGGTCAAAGTCGCCATATTTGTAATAGACTAGGTGTTTTTTATCTTCAAACTCCTCATCCAAACCTTCGATAAACGGATGGATCAAGAAGCCGCCGCGCCCCAGCGTTTCGTAAACGCGGTCTGACCAATAATAGGGATGTGTAAAGTTCAAGCACAAGCTATCGCCGACTACTACTTTTGAGTTGGCATATAACCAGTTCAGCTTTTCGTTGCGCACGGTTTCCTGTGGGTGACCCTTTTTAATAAATCTTTCACTGTAGGTATCGCGCAAAAACTTGATAAGCTGGCCGCGATAAGGCCACTCTTTGTGACCATACTGCGGCTCTATACCTGTCGCTTCACCACCGCCCACGAACACAACATCTAATATTGGTTCATCAAATATCTGGCTACGCTCGGCCATATAACACTCAGGCTTAAAGACACCAGGCTTCATGTAGTAGTGGTTTATGCCCTTGGCCTTAAATACTTCGGCACTGGCAGTGTCACCGTCCGGCGTGAAAACAAAATCGGTGCGCCAAAAAGGGTCATCGTCCAGCCCATCCTCGCGTTTTAAGCCGATGTACAGATCAAGGTGGTAGCTGGCTGTAGGTATCTTGCGTTCTCGCAGTTGCGCAAGATGTTCCAATGTTACAGTTTCGCCCCATGTACGGGTATACAGCACCAAGTCAACAATATGGCTGCGCAAATAATCAGCAACCCAATTAGGCGTTAGCTCATTTTCTTGAAGCCGAGCAACTTCGTGGCCCAAGTCCTCAAGCGTAGCTGCTAAATGCACTTCGGTACAATGCTTTTGGGTGAAATTACCTACGTAACAAATGTTCATGTTTGATATGTCGTCATTGGCTAGATGTTAAGTACCCTAATATAAGCATAAACCAGTAATCAAAGCAAGCAGGATATTAGCGGTGTCTGCGGACGACAAAATGTTACCAAGAGGTAGCCAATTTGAACAGTCCTACTAATATCCTGACTACCTTGAGCTGTTAATTATCCCCTCCACAAAGTCTATAGCCTGGCTAGATCCTTTGCAAACTGCTGCTGGTATGTTTGCTATATTCAATGCTTCGACCCATTCCTTTTGCTGAGGCGTTGTAGAGCCGCCTACCGTGCGCTTCATCTCAACACACATAAACTTATCATTAGCGATCACGATCATGTCAGGGAAGCCGGCACGTAAGCCTGTGGCAGTGTTCTTACGCTTCTGACTCCAGCTTTTTGTGTAGGTAGAATTAGGCACACTCGTGAAACGATAACCTTTCCACTCTAACCATTGCACGAAAATACGTTGTTCTACATCTTCTGTCGGTACTGGTAGAGTCACCTACCTATTTTAGCAAAAATACTTAGGTTAGGGATGGGGTGAGACAATATCGCCCCCTTACCTGGTAAACCTAAGGCTTCGGGGGTTTGGATAAACTATCTTGGTTAGATCACAAGCCAGG